ATGCGCGATCAAACAAGCGGAAAAATGATTCGTTTTTATTATACAAGTTTGCAATTTCTCTATTGGATGATGTTTTGTTCTGTCTATGGGTTTGCGACATTGTTTTTGATTTATTTCAAGATTGATCCAGCTAAAATCGGAGGGATCTTAGCATTGGTCAATATTGTTTCAACGGTGCTTCAGCCTTTTATCAGTCAAGTGATCATCAAGAAAAGAAAGATCCCACTGATCACCGTGCTGAAGACGATGATAGCAGGATTAGGAGTGATTCTCTTAGCTGGGGTATTGATTCCGAATTTGCCGATCATTACTTATATCTTGGGTGGGATTTTAGTAGTTTCTATGCAATCATTTCTCAATGCGCTGGCATTTGAGTATTCAAATACCGGCTACAGGATCAACTTTGGCTTTTCAAGAGCTGGTGGTTCATTTTCTTATGCTGTAACTTCTTTTTTACTGGGACAGTTGTTAGCGATTTATTCTGCCGCGATTTTGCCGATCTTGGTTATAGTTGAAGCAGTAGTGTTTTTCGTTATTTTGCATCTGCTGCCGGATGTAAAAAATCAAGAAGTTTTTCCTATGACAAAAGAACAGGATCGCCCAGTTTCTTTGAGAAAAAAATATCCTTTTCTGATTTTGTTGTTTTTAGGTTTCAGTTTTCTTTTTACTTTCCACACCATGATCAACAGCTTTTTGGCACAGATCTTTGAAAATATCCACGGTGGCAGTAAAGAAGTTGGCATCGCATTGATGATCGCCGCTTTATGCGAATTACCGGGAATGATCTTTTTTGAACAGCTTGTCAAAAAGAAATCCAGCAAATTTTGGCTGTCTGTTGCCAGTATTTCATTTGCTGTCAGAGGATTCATGATGCTGCTGGCCAGTTCGATCCTGATGATGGAAATGACGCATCTCCTACAAGCCTTCAGTTTCGCTTTGTTTATTCCAGCTTCGGCTTATTTGTTCAATCAATTTCTGGCGGATGATGATCGTGTATTTGGACAAACGATGATCATCATCGCCACAACTCTTGGTGGGGTGATAGGAAATGTCTTGGGCGGCAGTCTGCTGCAGCATTTCGGTGTATGGGAGATGCTGATTTTCGGTACTGGTTTTGCGGTGCTAGGTGCTTTATTAACTATTTTGGGCATTCGAAAAATACCGAAGACAGGAAACGATAGTGATTCTCTTGTTGAGTAGCATAAAAATACTTAGATACTAGTTTTATATAAATAACATATAGTGATTATTGGTGTAATTACAAAAAACGAGAATAACTTAAGTAAGCATTTCTAAATAATTGAGAAACCTCATCTAAAAAGATAAGAAAATATCCCTAATAAAACTTCTGTAACATTTTAGATAACTGATTGTAAGCTGAATAATAAACTATAAGGAGACGGTTAGACGGTCTCCTTTTTTTGCGTATTATAATTCTAGAATTGTTGGAAATTGATAATAATTAACAAGAAATATTAGACAGGAACTTCGAACTGCTTATCACATTCTTATTATTATATATTTGCGTAAGTAGTCCTGGTAGTCTCAATGCACTATTCTATCTTGAAACTAAGAAGTTATAGAAGGAGCAATGATAGAAAGCACGAGAATACAAATAGCGATTAAATATTTTTCTAGACAACCTTAGTTAATTCACACAGATATATTTTAGGTACAGTCTTACAGATATAGAGTTCGTTATTTAATGGTATTTTAAATGAAGATAAGCGAATTTACAGCATTTTTACATGCTTATATACCGCAAATTATCCCAAGTTTTTATATATCCTACCCGAGTTTATACCCGAAAATATAATTTTTTAGTGTTATTTTATATCTTTTTTTAATAGTTTTTCAAACGCTGTAGTTGCTGTATCTTTTTCTTTGCGTAAGACATGGCCATAAACATTCATTGTAGTATTAAAATCTCGGTGTCCTAATCGTTTTTGAAGCTCTTTTGGAGTCATATTAGGATCGCTAAGCAAATAGGTAGCTGATGTATGTCTAATGTCGTGAAAACGAATGTGACGCAAATTGTGTCGTTTGGTGAATCGTTTGAACTTCTTATACAGATAACTTCCACGTGGCAAAGTTCCGTCTTGTTTTGTATCAAATATAAAATAGTGTTTTAATTTCTTTATATTTAATTTCCAACGAATCTTTTTATTCTCTTTGATTAATTCATCTAGCATATCAAATAGATAAGCAGGACCGGTTACTATTTTTTCATCATCATCATTTTTCAAACCTGGAAGCAACCGAATATCTGATTTTCCATCTACTTCTGAAATCCGCTGATGAAATCTTATTTCTTGTTTGTCAAAGTCAATATCTTTTTCTTCTAAAGCTGCAATTTCTCCTTGTCTTGCTCCTGTAATAAATGCTAGAACAATTAAAGTTTTAATTTCTATGCTTTCCTCAAATGCTGCTTTTAGCATTGCATGAATTTCTTCTTCCGAATAAGGTTCTTCGATATTCTTTTTTACGCCTTTTTCTTTTGGTATTTTTACATTTTCCACAGGATTTTCTTTAATTGCTCCGTACTCATTTTTAGCCATCAAAAATAAGTTGTTAACGGCGTATAACATACGAAGCTTTGTATTTCTTGATAAAGGTTTATCAGAGTTTCTTCCAGGATCTTTTGTATTGATTCTTTGAGCATTAACAACAATTTTCTTTATCATGTATGGTTTGATATCGATTAGAGGGATAAAATCAAATTTATCAAGAAATCTATTCTCGATCATTCGCTTATAGTTATGATAAGACTTTGGCTCTAAATTTTTTTCGGCCTCTGAAAGCCATATTTTTCTATAAAATTCACCAAAAGTTATATTGAACAAATCCAACGAATCATCGGTCATTCCTTCGAATTGCTCTAACCAGATGTTCAATTCTTTATATGCCGCTCTTTTACTACTTGCTTTTATAGTTTTGCTTTTTCTTTTTGCCGAGCCATCAGGTTTGTATCCTAATACAGCTCTTAGTCTATATGTTTCATTGTCTATTTGTTCTAAGTATCCTGTTACTTCTGACATAATTGAATCAGCTCTCTTTCTCTGATACAATAGACACGTGAATAAGCCTATCGTATAGGTTTGTTTTTTCATAGAACACGCTTGCTTTGGACGGTGGGCGTGTTTTTTATTTATTATACAGTTGCTTTAAAAATAGCTGCTTTTTCAAATGATACTAAAGGAGAGAAGTGGATTTCTATTTCTCCCGTTTGGTTTAACGTGAAATGAGCAGTTACATCCATTTGTTTTCCTGGAGCAACAGATCCCATTGTATTTTCGTTGGCATATGTCTCTGATTTTTTGTCATCTGGTCCATATACTTCCACATCTGTACCTACAGGGATATCTGAATCGCCATCATTTTTTACGGTATAAGTAATTTTTACTACTTGTGCGGGTTGATTTTCTTCAAATTGATTTCTTTCATCAGTTAGTTCTACACTGTTTAGTGTATATTCAGCATCACCAACTTTTACAGTGTCACCAATCTTATAGAAGGTATCGCTTTTTTCTTCTTTAGAAGATGAAGTAGAGGTTGAAGATTTAGTTACTTTTTCGCCACCATTATCACTTGCTTTATTGCTATCTGAACCACCGTTTAAAGCAGAACCAATAATTATAATTAAAATTACTGCTAGTATCCAAAACCAAACTCTTTTGTAGAAAGGTTTTTTTACTTTGTACATTTTTCCATCTTGACCCATAACTTTTTTTGACATTTAAATATTCCTCACTTCTTGTTATAATATATTTGTGATCTCAGAAATGAGGTATGAGTCCGTGTTGCAGCACGGGCTTTTTTATTGTGCATAAGAGTATTTTTTCTTGAAATAAGACTGGCAAACATTAAAACATTCTGTTCTTAACTTATTATTGATAGAGTAGAACTCCATGAAATTTTCTAATTTGAACTGAGATTCATCAGTCAGTTCGTTCTCAATAAAGATATTTAGTAAAATCATAATTGCAATTTTATCAGCTTCAGTTTCGAATTTTGAATGAAAAGTTGTAGAGTTATCGTACAGTACTGAATATTCAAAATGTGAAGCAATGAAATGACCGAGCTCGTGGGCTAAATGAAAAGCTTCAGAATTGTCTTCGTGTAGTTTTTCATTCAAAAATACTATTCTTGGTTTTGGATAATAAAAACCTGGTTCTTCCATTTCCATATAGATTAACTTTAAATTATACTCACTCAGCATTTCTTTCAACTTTAAATACATACAACCCATCACTCCAACTATTCATTTTCCTCTAAAGCTTTAGCAATTGCAATCGCTTTACGCATTGTCTCCTTAGATATTTCTTTTCCATCAAAAGAAAAAACAGTATCGTCTTCTGATAAATCCACAAATTTAGGCATTTCTCTTTCTTCTCTACCTAGAAGATAGTCTACAGAGACATCGAAATAGTCAGCTACCTTTTGTAAATCTCTTGCTTTAGGTTCTGTTGTTTTCCATCGATAGAAAAGATTTTCGCTAAATCCTAATTCTAAAGCGACTTCTTTCATGCTTTTATCTCTTTGGTTAGCTAATGATTTTATCCTTTCAAACAGTGTCATAATAATGTTCTCCAATCCTAAACAAATAAAAGTATACAAAATGTAAATTATACTGTTGACAAAAGTATAAGTTTGTATTATTATTTGTTTGTAAGTTAATTTGATAGAAAAAAGCAAACTAAAAACACACCTTATAGCATTAAGTTTGGCGACCGATTGCATAATAAATGGTTTGTTGTAGGCTTATTTAACTATGTTTATATAGTATACGATTGTATACTGTTAGTCAATAGTTTTATATGTTTTTCTATCATTCTAACTTACAAATATATATGTAAGGGAAGTGAATAGATGTCAAATCTAGATAACGGACGTGCCGCAATCAAGAAGTTTATGCGAGAAAACGGAGTAACTATGGAAGATTTAGCTACTGCATATGGATACACACGTGTTCGAATGCAGCAAATTATTGATGGCCATTGGAGTGGACCAAAAGCTAATAAAACTATCTTAGAAATCATCCGTGATTACAGAATTCGATAGGAGGAATTAATCAATGGAGCAACTAGCTTTAGTTAACCTCTCAGACCTCAAAGCTTCTTTGGCAGAATCTGAGATTGCGAATGAAGCATGGGATACAAAGCAAGCTGCGGAATATTTAAAAACCACGACACGCACGCTGACTAAAGATGCCGAATCTGGAAAGATTCCAGCAGCGAAAGTTGGCAGAGAGTGGAGGTTTAGTAGTATCGCTTTGTATCAGTATTTAAAAGGAGGTCAACATGGGAAAGTTTAATCGAACATTAGTATTCAGCGCACCGCTAATCATCTACGCTTTAGGACTTTGGGGAAGCAGACAAGCGTTGATAGGAACGATCGTTTACATGGTTTGGATTTTTATAGGGCTGGATGAAGCTGAGTACAAAACAAAAAAAAAGCCAGTCGGGAGGGACTGACTAATGAAAAACAAAAAAATATCTCTAACGCTATTAACTATCATCACGATTGTTGTATCGCAACTATTCTTTTTAACTATATTAAACGACATATCGATGTCGGACCGATTGTTGGTCCAATCAGCTTTATTTCTGACCTTTGAAAAAATGGGTAATTACGAAAGATAGAATTTGAGAAATTGTTTCTTGGGCAAATAACGATGTTACCCAAATCACAAGACTAAAAATTCTTCCTGGAAAAGTTGACAGATTAATGCCGAACCAACTAAGTATTTCGTTGGGTAAGAGAAAAAATTTCTTAAGAGCAATCAACGGATTTAAAAACCAGAATTTTCGATAATGAATTTCGTTGTTTTTGTCAAAAATTTGAGAAGCGATAATTCTAAAATTTTCTTCCAGAATATCATCTGATTGATTCAAGGAAAGCGTTACAAGACTATAAGGTAGAACTTTGTTAATTCTGGGCATTTCCTTAACCATTATTTCTCTAATAGGCGTCACATTATTTTGAAAGTAAGGGTCAGATTTATAGCTGCCACTATGGTCATTTAATCGTTTGAGGTCATTTATCACTCTATCAATTGTAGTAAGTAAATAGTTAGTAGTTGATATTTCAGACACTGCATTAACAATTTGCTTAATATAAATTATTGCATAAACAACTAGGAGCACATACAAAATGTAGTTCATTGAAAACACCACCAGTTTTTAACTAATTATATCAAAAAGGAGAGAAGAAATAATGCAAGAATTAGTAATTTTGAAAAATAAAGAAGCTGTGACTACGAGCTTACAAGTTGCAGATAGTTTTGAAAAAGAACACAAAAATGTTTTGAGAGATATTGAAAAGTTAAAAGAAGATGTGCTCAATTTTGAGCAGATGTTTGTGGAAGGTAATGAACCAGATTCATACGGCAGAAATCGACGAGTTTTCTTCATTAGTAGAGATGGTTTTTTCTTGTTGGCTATGGGTTTTACAGGAAAGAAAGCTATTTACTTCAAACAAAAATAGATTTTGACCCACGCTATATTTTGGCTCAGTGATCATTTCTATTTCTCCTGTTTCGAGAATGAAATAATTAAAATCATCAGGTAGCTCATCCTCGCCAACAGAGTCTTGAAAGAGTTTGAGCTTAAAATATTCTTCTAAGGAAGTTTTGATAGCAGAAATTTGCTTATTTAAACGTTCTTTTTCTTTAGAATTATCAATCACCATATTCACCCACACTTTCAAGATAAAAGTAGATATAAAAATTATCGTAATCGGCATAGATAACGTTGTAACGCATACTATCGATTACGATAAAATATTGATCTTTATTAAATTTCTTGGCGATTGGATGAAATGGAGTCTTTACTTTCTTAGTTAATTTCGATCCCATCGCATCCATAGCTGTTATATCGCTATCTCTCATGGAAAGATTTCTAAATTTTAAAGAAGTGATTTCTGTATCTTCTACACCAATCTTTTTTCCTAATTCATTTCTTTTTGTGGTTTGCGTCAAAATCTTTAACCAACCATCGTTGAACGTTTCTTCGAGTCTACGATTATTCGCCATTCCCATCACCTGCAATATATTCTTGTAGCGCATAATGTTGAATGAAACCTAATAACTCACTAGCGAAATTTTGTTCAAACTCATCTAAAGCACGATTCCAGTCGTATCTACATCTTTCGATTAGCAATCCGTATTCTAAGCTTTCAGGAGAAAAAGAAAGTGTTGTACTCACTTTATTTTGAAGATAAACAGCATTTTTAGCTATCATCTTTTTAATTGACTCATCTTCTTCGTTCCAGGTAACGTAAATATTATCCTTCACAGCTGTTAGCAATTCTTCAGTCACTTGTTCAGGCGTCATCTAACCACCGCCTTAATTGCTTTAACATATGCGTAAGAGCATTTTTTCTTGTTTACAAATGATAAATCTTCATCAAAAGGTGTGGAAGTCACGTATCTCCCTTTGAAAAATAAATCTTCATCATTTGTTGTTACTCCAGCATTATGCAAGATTTTTACTTCTTTAACTTTTTTTATTGGGTCAGTAGCAAAACAAAAGTCTAATTCCTCGTGAACTTTAGGACCAATATTGAAATACATCATGTTCCAAAGCTGTGCCCACATCTCGGCTGTCCAGATTTGTATATTTGTTTTTTGCCCTCTAAGGTAGCGATATAGCCGATTAGAATCTAGATAAACCTTTTTCCAATAATTCGCTTTAGGACGGTTAATAACCCACTGTGCGCCTCCTGAATTAGTGTTTATAGTTTCCAAAGATTCTACTGTAACATTTACAATGTTTGCCATATCTTTTAGAATATTTTCTCCGTTTTCACAGCTTCTAATATAATCAAGACTTAGATAACTACAGCAGTCGCTACAATACCAAACATCATCTTTAGAAGGCAATTTGCGCAAATTAATTCTTTTATTGAAAATGACATCCGAATCGATATAGAAATATCGGTCGTCCTCACGCGAATGATCTTCTTCTAAATATTTCCACCATAAATATGGTTTAATCGAAGGAATATACTCTTTGTCGTCCCGCAGATCATCGTACACATGAACTTCAACGCCATATTCCTTCTCAAAAAAAATAGGAATCTGATCATCGTGTCTGCTGAAAAGCAATACGATATCTTTGATTCCTAGTTTCTTCAGATTAGTTAAACAAACTTCAAGCTCCCATTTAAACCGATTGATTGCCGGCTGACAAAGAATATACTTCATTCTGATCACCTACGCTTGTGTTGTAGTTGTTGTGGTTGTTGGTTTTGTAGTTGTAGTAGTAGTTCCCAAAGCGCTAATATCTAATACAATGAAACTATCGTTACGTTTAGGTTGTCCATTTGCATATTGTTTAGCTAGATAAATGCGTTCGTCTTCAACAAAATGGTATTCATCTGAAGCTTCAATTTTCAGCGTAGATCCTACACCCATGAAGTAATCTGAAGCTACCCCAATAACCGCTTTTCCTTCTGGCACAGCAGTTGACTGCAAGTCTGAAACTGGTACTGGCAATACTTGTACATATTCTCCATTAGCAGTTAGTACAGTCTTAGCTGGGAAAACTTTAGACCAGTAATCTGTTGGATTCACAATTAGGACCACATCAGAAGGATTTACATTACGATAAATCGGATCATCTACACCTTCGATATTGAATTTCGATAGTCGCGCCATCAAACCGCCCATAGTTGCTGCATCTAAAGCTGTGATAGGTTCTGCTGTTTTTTCAGCATATTCTCCGTTAGGTCTTGCACTTGATCCGATTACAGAACTTCTGATTCGTCAATTCGATAATTAAATAAATAGGAGGAACAATAATGGCTAAAACAACAACTGTAGTAACAACGTTCGATAACGTGAGTATCAAACGAATTGCTTTTAATTTTAAGAACGCAGAAAATGCAATCGCAACAGATTGTAACGGACAATTAGATGGCGAAACAGAAATGCAAACGGTGGTTAAAAAATGTGGAGCGACAGAAGTAAAATCAAAATCTAAACCAATCAATATGACGGTAACAATTACTGCACATGTACCGATGGAAGTTTATCGACGTTTCAATGGGTTGAAACAAGATGAACGTATTAAACCAGGCATTTACTCTTACGGTCCTGATTCCGTAGGCGAAGATTTCTCACTTGCTGCAGAGATCGTGGATGACTTCGAAGAAAATAGCAAGTTAGTTGGTATGTTAGCATGCACTTCGAATACAGGATTAACATTCTCTATTGAAAATGGTGCGGATGAAGTAGCTGCGTTAGAACTAGAAACAAACCGTTACGTAGATAGTGTC